GTTGTCGCATTTGCTGCTTTTGCATTAGTAAGAACATCAATTCTCCGTAATAGAACTGGGCAAGGTCAGTTCGTCCACGGTTTTCTGTAGCTTGCAGCAGCGACCACAGGGAGGCTTCTGGCAGCATGCGCTCCGCCATCTGTTCTTTGATAGAGTCTTCGATGGTGTCGGCATCCTGTAATCCAAGTATCTTGTCACGAACATATATATCGGATAGCAAGGGAGTCGGACCTTCCCTTGCCATCTGAGCCATACTCATACGTGACATGTCATCTTCTGGTAGCTGGCTGGCAAGAGTAATCTCTGGAGTTCCAGCCATACCTATAGATTCTGGGTCTACAGCTTCACTGAAGTAAACCCTGTTCTTATCTCGTCCACTGACACTGATGGGATCATAGGCGCCAGTGGCATACTGATCACAGATAAGATGAGAAATCTGTATGTATGCATTTTCCATAGCTGTAATTCGGGGTTTTAATACACTATCTATACCTTGTCTAAGTGTATTAATTGCAAAGCCAGACAGTTGGAACTGTAAATCCCCGTATATAGTGTGTGGAATTGAACCTCTCTGCATCTCTCCTGCAAGCAATCCCATATAGGCGCCTGTTTCTCTGGCAACTTCCATGAGTCCAAGTGGTTCTACTGACTCGCCTTGAGCTAGAGAAACTTCAGCTCCTGCCTTATATGGGTCTTCGTCAAGGGTCTTCTGACCATCTCGTGAGGTAATGGCGATCCCTTGTTTCCTAGATCGGGCAACCATCTCCATCATTACAGACATAGTAAAGTTATGCTTGTCGTATATGTCACGGTTAGATGAATAAACTGATTCACCGTAATCAGCTATGGTATCTGTTACCGCAGTTTCATCTATATTCTGTATAAGAGGTTGTGCGCCGACCATCCCAATAAATACAGGAACTCGATCTGAGCCATGAGGAGTCGCTGTCTTAAGAATAGTTTCTCCAGTGCAGACGATATTATCTTCCTCATCGTAATAGTCATAGACATGGATTGGAGTCTCATCATCCTGTTCATCTAACTCAACACCATATTGCTGCAGAATCTCATCCTTTGTTTTCTGGATGCGATAGCATGCCCACGCTAATCCTTCTTCCCCTTCACCCCAATAGGTATGAAGTGGGTCCCAAGGTGTGATGTCCACCTGTGACCTGTCCTTGGAATCGGTATGGAGCAACGCTCTTCCTGCATACCATCCTCGAAGTGCGATGTACCATGCCAGTTGTTCTCGAAGTGATGGTTGTAGTCTTCTGCGTAACCGCTCGTCTGCAGCCCGAAAGATGCCAATGAGAAACTTTTCCTTGGCGTCATTGACTTCTCTTTCTTCTCTGGGTTCTTCGATGTTGGGGATACGGACGATAAGTTCCGCAGCTGACATCCAAGATACGATTTTATCTGCGTAAGTGCGTGGCTCGTTAGAAGTGTACGACTCATATCCATCACCAGCATCAAAGGGGCGGAGTAAATATATATCGTAATCGTCCTGCATCCTATCTCTGAATGGATAGGTAGACTCTCTGTGACCCTCAACCAGTTTGACTATCTCGTCTGCTGTCTTTCTCACCAGTGTTTCACCCTTATTTTCTGACGGTCACTAGCGTAGCTATACCCAAAATGGTACACCAGACCATAGATAAGTGCCTTAACGCCATGATTATACTTATCTTCTGGTGTGTTACCAACTATATTTCCATCCCTATCCATCTTCCATCTATAAGATTGAGACTGTCCTGAGAATGGATTCGGTACGGCGCCGAACTCCGAGAGAACTCCCTGACATTTTGAGTCTATACTCAACTTCGGATACTTGGTAATCGGGTCTACCTTGAGGAAACTTTTTAATCTCTCAGTACCATCATTGATCGGAACCTTCTGAGATGCAAGGTATAAACCAGTATTAGCTAACCAGACTTCTGCAGGAGCTGGCATAGCTTGATGCTGTGTCCCTGCAATATCTATTACCCCAAACTGAACGTCCTGCCACCACGGTTTAGTCATCGCAATGGTGGCGATCTCTTCTGTGACCAATCCTATCTCATAGATTTCATCGAAGACCCTCACGTGATCGTCTATGATCTGCACTGCTTCGAGTGCATAGCCACCAGCGTAACCCGGGTCAATCCATATATGGACGGGTTCGTGAGGAACGTAGTCTATGTCACCCACGTGGACATTAGCACGGAACTCATTGAAGACAAGTCCTCTGGGCGGAACAGGCCGTCCTTCAATCCGTTCCATGAAGAAGTCATCACTGGAGACAGCCTCCAGCCTTTTTATTTCTGGATCGTCCCTACCACCAGGATATAGATGATAGTTAGAATAACTAGGAAGAGAAAAAGACTGTTCCTCATCTATCCCCGATTCCCACGCCGTAAACGTTTGTGGATACCACCCAAGAGAACTTTCAAACGTGCCACCAAGGAATAGCCAGCCACCTTTTGGGGCGCACCTTCCACGCATCCTGTAGAAGGTTTCCAGATCAAGCTGTGACGCTTCACAGCCAACGATACCATTGGGCGCTCGCATAGCGAGTGTTCGGGGGTCTTTTGCTGACTTGGTTTCGATTCGTGTCCCATCTGCCAGTATGATCCTGCCCGGGTCTACCCTCTTGGTAACCTCAGATAGTATACCGAGCTTTGCAAAGTCCTCTGTAAGATATTCAAACTCCGCCCTCGTCCTCTCGTAGTCAGCAGCTACCAGCCAGTATAAACCAGGACTCTCATCCTCAAGGAACTTCTGGAGAAGGAACTTGGACGCCACCATAGACTTCCCAGCCTGCTCACCCCCAGCAACAAGAATAAATCTTTTTCCTGAGTTTAATATCTGGGACTGTTCATATGTGGGATCAAAGCCAACTATCTCAAAGACAGGAGAAGCCATCAGTACTTCTTCTTCTTAGTCATCTTCTTCCCCGTCTTCTTTGCATACTTTGAAGCTGCTGCCTTACCTTTCTTGGTATAAGAGAAGTGCCTCTTTCCTACCTTCGGCATATCAATCCCCCCCTTTCGTTCAATGCGGTTAATTCGTTTGCAAATGAATTGAGTTTAAACTCCTCTTTTACTATCAATGTACCAGCGCCTTAACTGATAGGCACTAGTGCCTTTACTAGTAAATGTTGCCATACTAGCAACATAACTATAGTTTAAACTGCGTTTTGTCCGATCGGACAAAACTACGACAGATCATCTGGCGCATACTTTACAGTATTCTTTTACAGTGTCTCAGTTTAAACTCTAAGTGTTGCAGTGTTGCAGGGAATGAAGCCACCGCCCATCCCCACATCACTCACCGTCTAATAGCTTCATCCCCAACGCAATGATACCACCAGTGCATCCCGTAACCACGGCGATGTACTGTTCACCGTCCCTCATAAGAGCCACAGTGCTGATAAGACCCAACACAAATATCGCTAATATAATCTGGGGCCGTATCTTCTTAAATAAATCATTCATATTAACTCTCTTAATATATAGACTATATATATATAGTATATATACAGATAAGTCTTTAAAGACTTATCTGTCTATTTATATAAAATAATCTGTCACGGATACCCCTACCAAACAAACACAATCCCTAAGCCATGCCACCCTTCTCATTCAGTATCTCATTCACTTGATCCAATGCAGATTTCGGAGTAACAGATTCAGTATCAGTATCTGAGACAATCTTCGGACTATCTTTAGACAGAGACCTGAGTTCCTTAAGTACATCTTTAGCAGTATCGTCAGACATTACAACAGTTGGTCTATACTTCATAGGCAGATTTGCATTCAACAGAGTGATCAGAAGAATCGGATTAGACTTAGCATCCTGCATCTTAACTCGTTCCAACGCTAGCTGTTCTAATGACTCACAGAACTGATAGTCAGATTCTTCCAACCGTTCAGCAAATCCGAAGTAGTTCTCCTTCTGCCACTTCATTACAGTTCTATACTGAACACCTGCATAGCTACAAGATGTTGTCTTGCTTCTTGTTTCAGAATAGCAAGATAAGAACTTATCTTGATTCCTCCAGCTACGTTTTTGGCTAGGGCTTAGTGCTTTGTAGGTATCCTCAGTCTTACTGTCTATCCTAGTACTTAGCATACTACCTCCCCTAATCTAGCGGTATACCGCTAGATCTTGGTCTCTTAGGAACGTTTACGTTCCTTTTGGGTTTGTCAGCTTGAATGCTATCACAGCCCAGTAAACTGGGCTGACGGTCGGATCGGCGACTCGAACCCCCTCCCCTTGAAGAAAGAGCATTCAATCCCCACCCCCCTTAAGG